CATTCAAATGAGTTTCGATGTGCTGTAGATACTCTTCTCCGTATCCGAGTGCGACGTTGCCGTCTTCTTCTAAGGGATGCACCCAGCTAGTTACGTCAGCTAACGCCCCTCCTTGATGGAGGGCCGCGAACCTTTCGAGAGTTATTCCACCCATCGGTCATCCCCAGGAATATCGCTTTCGTAATATTCTCTCACAAGTCCACAGTTCGGGTCCATGTAATAGTCGATAGGTGGGTCTGTCACTTGACATGGTGGCCTCTTGTTCTTGCAAAGATCTAACGATACGGACACTGAGTGGATGCGTCGTTCAGAGTCGGAAAGTTTGGGGTCGTCCCTACGTCTGAAAACGTTTAATTGGAGGATGGCGTATTCATCGGCATTGAATTTGCCGTCGTCCATGCCTCTGGATGTCCCACGGGTTGAAGCTTTGCCTGACTGGTGGACCAGTCCGACGGGCAGGTTCTCTGTTTCTGCCCATTCCTTCAATCCCTTTAAGACTGTGGATACTCCTTCGTATCCTGATGCGCCAGGAAGCTGTTCAAGGAAGTCAACCATTACGAAGCGTGGCTTATGCTGCCAGTAGTCTTCACATTCCCTCATCGCATTACTCATGTCGTTAAAGGAGAGAGCGTTGGGGAAGATTTTTATTCGGTCCAAGAAACCGTACTTGGCTTCTTGGATTTCGTTTAGAACAGTTTCGTCTTGCGTCCGAAGAGCTTCTTCCACTTCAGCAAGATTTCGTTGATATAGGAGCGCATAAAGTTTGGATACAACCAAGATCTCGGGTTCATCAGGAGTATAGACCACTCCGTAGAAGTCGGGGTCTTCAAGCAGGTTGCGTGCCATTGAGGATAGAAGCACTGCGGATTTGCCGCTGTGTGCTCTGCCTGTTACGACAAGCACATCGCTCGGCCACACTCCTCGCATGCGGCTATCTATATCTTGTAGTCCGAGATGGAAGCAGTCGTGGCTTCCTTTGGCGTATTCGACCCAACGGTCTACTGCCTCGGATGTGGGCTTAAAAAATTTGTACTGTGGCTCTCCCTCGGGGAGATCGATACCCGATAAACGGGCATCGATCTCCTCGGCGGTGAGGGCGACAGCTTCGTCACCCTCACTCATTAGTTGCCCTTATATGCGAACTCTTGGAGTTCGTTTCGTCGGGTCAACCAATCCCATTCGATTGCTTCGTCTGGGGATTCTCCCACTGCTTGGTTCCAGACCTTCAACGGAACATTGCTGTCTCCGTCGTTGACCCAGATACCGACATCACGGGATGTGGTGACTCCGATGTGAGCCAATGCTTCCTTGCTGACTGAGAAGTTCGGAAAGTTCTTTCCTGTCTTCGTTTTGTCAGTGGTTCCATCAGCATATTCCTTGACTTCGTACACCTTTATGGTGTTTCCGTCACTCGTATCCCATTCATTGGGATGGAAAGCAAGCAAGTTGAAAGCAGCTTGGCGTTCGTCAGCACCTTTACCAGTGCAGAACTCAGTCCGCTTATATGTGCGGCCACTTATCTTGCCGCCTGCTGGTGCAGCCTGCCCAGGAGCAGGAGCAGCAGCTACGGATGCTGCCGTAGGTCCTGACGCTGCAGGGACACTGGCATTCGCCTCCGAGGGGGCGGCGCTTTGACCACTAGAAGCCCTGGAAACGCCGCTTTTCAGGCGTCGCATCACAACCCCGTCAGGAGTTAAATCTATTTCCTGACCTGATTGTTTCAGGACCTCACTCTTAACTTGCTCAAACATGGAAGACGCCTCGGCAAGAATGCCATCATCTCCCATTGATTCGGGAACACTGCGCTCAATAGAGAGCGAGTAGTCCGCTGTTTCATATGGAGCTTCACTTACTTTCTGCGTGAAGCTAACTGTCACTTTCGCTGTGTCAGTCATCTTTTACCTTTCTCCCTACCAGGGATTGTCTCCGAGGTGAGCACCTCGGCATTTGCCTGCCTGCCAGACAGGACACCATATAGGAGAGCAATGCCAGCCCTCCCAGTTCTGCGGCCAAGTCTCAGCGTCCGACATGATTGTCGGCACCATAGACCAGCACAAGTCAACAAAAGCATTCTTATGTTGCTCTGTTCTTTCGATCTCAATTATCTGAAGCTTTCCCCCATGCATCACACCAAAGTTGAAATGCGTTGCATCCAACGCCCAACTATAAGCATGGGATTGTATATCCCAACGCTTCTTCTCCCAAGGCTGATACTCCCTGCCAGGGTTCTTCCAATCCCACAGCACACCAGACTTATCTACCCAGTCAACAGTCCCAGTCAACACCAGCTTGATGTTGTCCCTTCTCCCAAGCTCTCGCTCAAAGGGAATCTCAACTGCTTCAGGATCAAGAAGAGGGAAAAGTTCTTCATACCAAATAGCGAGGTTGGCGCGAACCACATCAACAATGGGTTCGTAATCATCTCTCCACACCTCAACCTCTGGAGAATACGAAACAATAAATTCCTCTGCTACTTCCAAAATCTCATCCAGAGATGGGCGCTCCATCCCTGCCATCATCAAACGTCCTGCATACTCAATGGCTGTATGAACAGCATTTCCCCGAAGGAAATCCGATGATTCTTTTTGGGATACAAGTCCCAAACGTTCTTGTCTTGCTTGTTCAGGGCAGCGAAGGAACGTATTAATCCAACTCTGCCGTAACCTAATCTCAATCATTTCTCTCCCTGTTCGGTGGGGCCGCCTCGCAGGGAGAAACGAGGCGACCCAACCTAGTGACTTCTCTATTTCTAACAATGTTAGAAATAGAAATTCCCCATTGCTTCAAATGGGGGGAACCCTTTTGGGGGTTCCCCCCATTTTAACATGGATACAATTTAAGTCAAACAGCCCCTTCTCCCAAAGGAGGCTTGACCTTGTGTAAACGTTCAAATTGTGCACGTTCAACCATGTCATGTGTTCTTTGTCTAGATAACCCAATCTCACGTCCAACTCGTGCTTGGTTACCCTCAGCGTGGACAGCATCTAACAGCGCATGTCTACGCATATAACTTGTCAGCTTTAACTGTTGCCGAATCTCATAATCAATTTGATCCAACTGTTTCAAAGCAACTAAAGGCTCGCATGTATCCCCATAACTCTTAAGTGTTTCGTGAAGTTTGTTAAGTGAGTAGGTCATTCGCAGCACTCCTTGTTGCTGTCGTTATCTTCGTAGGTTTTTGCAGCTTGTTGAGCAGCCTCAAAGGTTTCAAAGAACTCTTTGTAATGCCCGTCTTGTATAACTACATAACCTGATTTTCTTAAGCCTGCTCCCAAAGGAACTACGGCTCCCTTTATCTCATACTTAGAGGGATTCATTGGCTCTAGCCTCCAGTATTTGTTCTCTTGTGTACGCATCGTGGAGGGGCGCACTTTTTTCTCTTCTAGGTCCACGTTTCTTCTCTGTTTGCTCCTTGCTGTATTGGTTCCAAGCGGAACGACATCCTAGACAACGGCAACCATTCCCGTAGTGGGAAGCAGATGGTTTTCCTGCACAGTTGTATCCGTGTCTCCTTGTTCTATTTGTCGCCATCAGTATCCCTGAGGGGTATGACTTCGGCGTCTTCTTCGTTGTTTGCATCGTGCAAGAATGCGTGCATCTTCGCTTCGAGTCGTTCTGCTCGTTCGAGAAGCAGCACTGCAAGTTTGCGGTCAGAATGGATGACATCATGAGCTTCATCCATTAGTTCAAGTAGTAGATCTCCGTCGATATTTTCCACGGGGTTTCCCTTCTTTTAATAGGTGTGTGTAACTGGTTTTTCTTTCGTTTGGGTTCCAAGCCTCCCATCCTTGTTTGCATTTAGCACATCGACAGCCGCCTATTGCATACGTTGCGATGTAGCCGTGTTTCTTGAAGTCTGTTGAGTCCCAACGGATGTGGTTACCTTCGATGTAACTCATCTATCTCCTCCTTTAGGGCTTTTATTTCTTGTTTTAATTGGTGAACGACAACTGAATGCGTACTCGCTTCGAGTGAGTTTGCATCAGCGGTAGTTAGTTCTAAATGTCTGATGTTGCAGCATCTTTTCTCGTGGCAATTGTGGTGTACTTGTAGTCCTTCTGGAATAGGACCATTATTGTAAACCCACACCATACGATGTGTCAAGGCGTTGCGGATTGTGCCAACTCGTTCAGCGATTACCTTGCTGTTGACCGCACCGTATCCACCATTCTGTGTGAAGCCTTGCCAAAGGATACAAACTGTTCCGTCATCACGAACAATGTCACCAAACTTGACATGACCAAAAGCAGGGTTCAAGTAAACCTCTACTCGTTCCTCAAAGGTAAGAGATGACAGCAACCTGATAGGAATATCGGTACGAGGTGACCCGTACTTCACGAAATGCCCCCTGTGTCCATGACAGAGGGCAATCTTTCCATCTTTAGACCCAGGTCCGTCATAAGAAACAAGGGTGCGGCGCTCTCTTGGGCATTGACTGCCGTCAGGCAGAACAGCCCAACAATTCCCTCTGCCCTGTCTAGGTTTCACTTGTACCTCCCACAAGTCCACAAAGCCCAGGCTCCACGAGTGTTCTCATGTATGTAGTGAGCCATCCATGTTGACTGAACAACTTCATAACGTTTATGCCAATGTTTCTCAAAGACATCACCCCAGTAATGCTCATTGATCTGGAACAAGCCATGATCTACCCCGTTATAAGCACGAGGGTTATGCAATGACTCACACCACGCCACCCCGAGGGCACGAACACAATCCTCTTGGAAGTATTCGCACACAACCTCAGGGATCTCAGGGTTAGGTGGTTCATGATTCACTGAAGCGAAGTCCAGTATCGCCCAGATAGCTAGCCAAATATTCATTCGACTATCTCATCGAAGTCAATCCCAGGATCTTCGACAAGCATCTCCAACTGATACTGGATAGCCCGATCAGTTATGACATCAATGCTTGGGATGAAGTCTAAGAAACTGTCTCGATCTTCTAGGTATTGCTGTTTCAACTCGTCCAAGATCAGGACGGTGAACAAAGCAAACGCATACGCCGAGCGTTCCAGATCTGTATACGCAGAGTCACCCATAGTATGTCTCTGCTTCTGTCTCTATCCAGACACGAGCACCACAGCGGTCAGGCTCATCAGGCTGAACGATGTAACAAGGCCCGTCTATAAAGACCCTACGGTGATGAGTAGAGCCTTTATAAGTACGATCAATAATGGCAGGTTCACCCTTCTTAATTTTCTGTTGGTGAACGTGGATAACATGCTTCATCACTCTCCCTTTCTATTGGTAGAAGCAAAACGGACATTGTTGCGACCGTAGATACACATGCCACATTCGACACATGCACCACGACCGAACACCCCGTCGTCGTCCCAAACGACCATCGGGGTTTTACCTGTTAGCTCAGGACACTTAGGTCCCTTGCGTCGGTGGGGAAACTTGGCAGCTAACTCTTCAGTCTCTTCCCAAGTGTCGGCACAGAATGCCAGCATGGGTTCGGACAGTAAAGCTTTCTCTACTCGGACTGCATCTAGCACGTTGTCTTTATCTATCGATAGGTAGACAGCTAGATTGCTGACCCCCATGAGCAGAGGAACTGCCTTAAAGGTTCTCGTATACAACCAGAACTGAAACTCGGGGAAGTCTTCAGCTACTCGTCTGATTGCTTGAGCGAACGCAGCAGAGGGAATGTCACCGTCCCAGAAGTGACGGAACACCCACTCGTCTTGCGGTATGCCTGCTCGGACGTACTCGATAGAGCATTCACTGAGCATGGCACTGAGCATGGCGTGCAGTGTGTCTGTGTCGTTGAGATGTGGGGATACTATTTCCCAGTTCTCTTGGACCAAGTTACGGACGCCTGGAAAGTTCTGAAGTGCCAACGCATAACAAGCTTCGGCGCACCACTCCGTGTGCCCAGGACAGGAGACAAGGGCGGGAAGCCCGAAAGTGTTCTTAACCTTCGGGGTTCCCTCATTAACTCCCTTGCCTTTCTTCCTGACCAGAGGCGCAACTTTGCGGTCACTACTTAAGCGTGGCAACCCAACGTTGACAATCACGATTCTAGCCTGCCCAACAACTCACTAAGGAGACTGCTGACAGTCTTAAGGATCTCGATAATGTCATCAGTTCGCTCATCCTTAGGCTGCATAGCTTTCATCGCCTCCTCCACAACGACTTCTACTCTTTCGACGCTGACATATCCCCACTGTGCAAGCAGGTCAGGAAGTTCACGCTCGAAGAGCTTGCCCCAGTAGTAGTAGCTACCGATGCAGTCGTTGATCTCGTCGCTGAAGTCCATGTTCTGGCAATACTCTTCGATTGCGCTATCGACTCTGTGTTCGATGCAATCGAACAGTCCGTCGTCATCGATGTTTGCTAGCCCTGTAATTTCTAATTCAGCCATTGGTTTCTCCCTTGTTTGGCTATTGATGTTTGAGAACATCAGTCAAGCACAAAGCATTACTTATGTCAACTTGCTACTGACACAGTTGCTTTGTACCTGACGGGGCGCTCAAACTCTAACTAGCTCACGCATCCTATGAGTGAGCGGAGTGTCGTTATCCCTAATCTGATCCACCTGCTTCCTTATCTGCAGATCAGTACTAGAAGAGCGAGTGAAGTCGTGTGTCTCCGCAGATTGAATAGCATTCCACGCAGCCCACGCAGTACCAGCCCCAGGACCTTCGTCTTCCACCTGCCAGTAATACGTCACAGCTTTTATTTTCTCTTCCCACGCATTCATGGTCCGAGTGCTCACCTCTTCACCTTCAGGAGCAGTTGGCTCAGGCAGAAAGGTACGAACAAAGCTCTTATATTGAGCCTCGCTGAACGGTATCCGACGCATAGCGCTAGCCATACGGTTAAACATCTCCGCATGTTCCCCTGCCTTGGCAAGCACGAGACTACGATCCAACAGAATCTGATCGTGGTTCGTGGTTCTACGCAGCTTTATCTTGGTGTTCTCCGCTGTGCATTGGTTGCTACAGAAAAGACGCCCAACGAATGAAGACATAAACGTAGGCCATGTCCCATCTAAAGAACCACCTATAAGGAGATTCGACTGCAACCAGTCTGGATAGTCGGGGCTAGCTATGTTGTATACATCTCCTAGCTCAAAGATTGCCATGAATCGCTTGCCGTTATCCAGCGAACGCATAGCTGTGCATGAGTTAGGGAAAGCAGCCTCCACTGTCT